CCCTGCGTACCGGAGTTCGCCTTGACGAACTTGACGGACTGGACCGTCACCAGATAGTCACCCGCCGGGGCCTGCCGGAAAGCCGGGCGCTCGGAAGCGGTGTTCTCAATGACGGTATCGAAAAGGTCAGCCACTTGTCTTCTCCACTTGGGTTTGTCACTACGGGGTGACGCGGATACACATACATCTGGAGCGCGTCCCCGTCAAGCACTATCTCCAGAAATCTTTTAGCCCTTGAGCTTCAAGTCCACGCCCGGCCCGATCTTGAAGCCCGCCTGCTCCAACGTGGCACGCGCGAGCGCCTGCTGTTTGGAAGGGGGAGTTACTCCTCTATGGGACAGTACTTTAAACACCCGCCTGCTAGCGGCCTTAATCGTCGGCAACGCCATAAGAGATGTTCGCATGTCAGTTGCTCCCGGTGAGGCGGTCAAGCATGGAGGCGAGGTCGAACTCTTCGACCGGCTTGATGAGGTTGGGTGCGGAGGTACGGAGCGAAGCCTTGTCAGTCGCCCCAGTCTTGAAGGAACGCTTGCCATCGCGGCCCACTTCGAGGTGCCAGATGTCAGAGAAGTAGGTCTGCATCTTCTTCGAGAACTTCTCCCCGATGCCGACCGGAATGTCACGGGCCTTGCCCACGATCTTACCCTGGTCGTCCTTCTCGCCGGTCTGCATCAGATGCGTCAGCACGATGACGGAGGCACCGACCTTGGGTCCGGTCAGGTGATCGAGGATCGCACCATAGTAGCGGCCCGCCACATTGTAGAGCGAGCGCAGGTCACGCTTGGTCTCGGGGTCCTCATGTGCGGCCAACAGCAGCATCTCCCCAAGGAAGGTGCCACTGTCAATCACGATGACATCCTTGGCAGTCAGCTTGTCGATGGCACCAAGGTCTTCGGTCGTCGTCTTCCAATGTTCCAGCAGCTTGCAGAACTGGCGCATGGAATCAACGGCCTGCTTCGGCGCAACGGAGGTGCCCGCGAACAGGTTGGTGTTGGTGATCTTCGCCACCGCATAGGTGTTGATGAAGACGTCGGCAGCGCCCGGCTTCAGGTAGGAACCGATGACCCGGCTGTTGCTGTCGAAGTCATGGATCAGTAGCCGATACCCAGAGTTGGCAAGCTGGGCCAGCGCCCCCGTCTTACCAGAAGCGGGCTCGCCGCAGATCAGGATGCGTGGCGGCAACGTGGTTGCTTCGAACTTAGGCACTGAAGAGAGACTCCTCTACGGAAGGGATATGATTGTTGCGTGGATCTGTTTGCCATTGCGGACACAGGTGCGCCACCTGACACCAGTCTTGGCATCGCACAGCTTCACCCGGTCGATGCTCTACATACAGGGCCGCACTCGTACTTGCAAGCTGATCCGCTTCAATCGGATTGTCGAACAGCTTGAGGGCCTTGACGTTGCCCCGCTTCATCACCGCCCACTTAGCCGGTCGCGCCCACACATCCTGCTCAGAACAGGACTCGGGCTCGGCTGCCTGATGCAGGCGGATGCGTTCCTCGATGAAGGCATCAGCTTGCTCCGGTGTCCACAACGGGATGGGCATGTTGAGGACGGGAGCCTGCGGGTAGTCCTGTGTCTGGCGGCTGCGACCCTTCGACCAGTCGCGCAGGATCGCGATGACTGACATGGCCGGGATGACCATGCCCGTCTCCCGCTCCAGCATCCGCCGATAAATGTTGGTCTGCTGCTCCCACTCACGGGGCACCTGTCCCGCCTTCACCTTAGCCACCGAAGTCAGCTTGAAGTCCAGCAACTCGCCGGTCCCCAACAACAGGTGATCGACCTGGCCCTTCACCTTCCAGCCCAGATACTCCGCATACAGCGTGGCCTCCACCATGACGAAGGCATCACCATCAGCAGCACGCTCGATGATGTGGTGCATCGACTGACCTTGCAACGAATAGATCCGGTCGCTCACATCCTCTTCAAGCTCATCGTCATGTTCGAGCTTGAGCTTCCGCATCTGAGGGGGCACCAACAATTCCGTCACCGAAATGTCGGCCTCGCCCTTCGTATACGAATCGTTCTGCACCGCCCTGACAATCGCCTCGGGCAGCCGCAACTTATTGGTCAGCTTCATGTCCCGTCTCCTTGACCAACGCTTCCAGTTCCGCGAGGCATCCGCACCGCTTGGATTTGCACGGGTTGCCAGTCGGCTCGCAGGAGTTTTCCTCTTGCAGCACGCGCATCCAGCAGCGACGCAGCCGCTCGATCTCGGCCTGTAGCGGCTCGACGGCCTTCGTTACCTCGCCGTCCACATCGTAGATCGAACCGAACTCTGGGTGCAGCGTGTGGAGTAGAGCGTCCTCGACTTGCGCCTTGACCAGCGCCGCGACTTCGGCGGGGGTGAGGATCGGACCCTCATAGACATACCGCTCTAGCAAGGCAGTGCGCCCCAGCGTAATATGTTCATGGTGGAAGCGTTCAGTCGCCGCGTTCCAATACCACCCGGTCAAGTGCCCCGTCAGCCGCGACCGCAGCAGATGCATCCCGCTCTGTTCAGGGTTCTGCGGGCGTCCGTCCCATGCGTCACTCATGTCCCGTCTCCTTGAGTGCGGCGCGGGCGATGGCGTGGCAGTGGGGGCCGTTCGCTACGCCCTTCGCGATACCCTTCAGCGCCTCCCGCAGCCGCTCCCGCTTGCCATAAAGAGCGTCCAATACGTTCTGCGCGGCGGCGTGTGCATCGCGGTGTGCGTCCCGCTCGGCCAGCAAGCCAGCGAGCGCGTTGTCAATCTGCGTGCAGACGCCAAGCAAGTCGGGCAGCGGCTCAACGGTCGGATGCTTGATTTGCAGCAGCCGAGAGAAATAAGCCCGCGCTTCGTCCCGCTCGACCCGCAGCCGCTCGATCTCGTCGGCGGCGTCGTCCATGATATCCGTCCAGCGTGGCGTCGGATCACGCAGGCGCTCCACGATGTCGGTCATAGCTTGGCGTCCAGCAGGTCGGCGGGCAGGGGGCCAGCCTTCTTCTTCTTGGCTACGGCGTTGGCCTTCTTGATCTTGGCGGTGCCTTCGGCAATGGCAGCGTCGTCACGGCGGGCCTTGCGGTTGCGCTCATTGATCTTGCGAAGCTCGGCCACGATGAAGTCGATGTCTTCCTGCGTGGTTTCCTCGGGATCGCGCGCGAAGACCTGCGCCCTAGTCAGGCGGTTCAGAACAGGAGGATTATCCACAGGCCCAGCAGCAGGTGTATCAGTCGCATCACTACTCATCTCTGTGTCTCCGGAAGGGGTGAGAAGGGGAGAGCCGAAGCCCTCCCCAACCTGTACGTTAGTCTTCGCTGTCCTGACCCAGCCAGAACAGGTAGTCTTCCTCTTCCTGCGCTGCATGTGCCGCGTCCATGTCGTAGATCGGCTTGTCCTTGAAGATGTCAGCGGCGTCGGGCACCTCGAACATCACCTCATAGGAAGTGCAGCGCAGCTTCTGGTTGCCATAGTCGGAAGGCACGGACACCACGTTGGCAGGGTTGATCTTGACCGCGACCAACTTGTCCCCGTTCGACATGAAGCCGCGCGCGTATTCGTAGGCGGCAGCGTGGAAGCCGTAGCTGCAAGTCTTGTTGCGGTCATCATCCACATCGTGGCGAGGCATGGAGTGGAGTGCGCCAGGCGCATTGTTGAAGCGACCGGAGTGCTTGTCCCGGAAGTCGGCACGCACCGCCTTGTATGCGAGGAAGTGTCCGTCCGGAGTGATCGGCAGGTCAGCCGCTTCGAGGAACAGGAACAACTCGTTGCGGCTGGTCATGGACGGGTTGTCCATGAGGTTGTCGAGGAACTTGCAGTAGTGGTCGATGGGCAGGCCCTCGCGGAAGAACAGCATCATCTTGCTGGCGAGGTAGCCGGTGATGGGCTGGCCCTTGAAGGTCACGCCATCATCAGTCACGCCCACGCGACCCGCCGTCATGGTATTGATGAAGGACTTGACGGAGCCAAGCTCAATGGCCTTGTCGAAGTCGCGTGCCTTGATGGCCCCGACGACAGCCTCGAAGTTCATGTGCGAGGCATCGACCACAAGGGGCGGCTCCCCAAAGGGGAACATCGTGACGGACTTGGAAGTGAGAACGAACGGAACCATTGTTGCTATCTCCTATGGATCAGCGGTTGATGTAGTCGTTGAGGGTAGCCTCGGGAATGTTCTGGAAGTTAACGTGATGTAGCATCGGGTGCATGTCGAGGAACTTCCTCCACTCACCCGCGAGTTGGTAGCCTACGTTCCTGCCCGCTCCTTCGCCTTGACCTGACCGGCAGACAGCATAACATCGAGGCCGTGGTGCGCCGCAGCGTGCTTGTTGTAGTCGAAGGTCCGCTTGAGGTAGGGGCGGACAATCTGTAGCACAGAATCGAAGCCCTTCCAAGTAGCCTTTTCAATGCGTGTCTTGCCCAACCCCCTGCTATCTTGAAGCCAAGTGATGACGGCAGCCGCCCGGTAGTGTTCCTCGATGAAGGACTCGGGCACGTTGGCAGCCACCCACGCAGCGTCGAAGCGGACCCACCCGTGCAGGGCAAGCGACGCCTGCAAGGTCTTGGACTTGTCGAGTACCGCCTTCGACAGGCCGATGATGCGCGGGTTCACGGACACCCCAAGAAAGCCGATATCACGGAGCGAACGCAGCGCCTGCTGATAGTTGGCGGAAGGCGACCCTTCCACGAACTCCAGATAGATGCCGCCGCCTGTCAGATCGAGGGGCTTGGTCGTCCGGTCATAACTGTAGTCATTGGGGTCGAAAACGTAGCCTCGGGTCTTAGGTGCGGACGAGGTAGGTGCCGCCGCAGTAGAGGGCGGGGCAGCCAGATCCGTGTCGATGTTGACGGGCATGGGGATGCCGCACTTCTCGCACAGGTCGCAGAAGTCTTGATAGGGAACGCCGCTGACCACGGTCAGCTTCACATCTTCTCGCGGGGTCAGCAGGGGATAGGCGTGCTTGAGCTTGGCGTAGGTCGCAGCCGTCACCTTCGACACCCACATCACCACCCACCGCGTGTTCTTATAGCGCGGGAAGCTGTGTTCGAGGATGGAGTTGTCGTCGCCATAGGACTCGCGACGGAAGCCATTCCAATGCGAGTGTCGCGTGTAGTCGAACAGCTTGGGAGTGGTGCCAGCCGGGGCGATGGTGGACAGGTCGATGCTTTCCTTCGCGTTGATCGCACGGCCCTGCCAAGTCAGGTGGATGTGATCCTTCAACGCACCCATCACGATGCCGCGACTGATGCCATCATAGGCGTGAAGGTATCGACGGGCAGCGGCCAGCGTGGGCTGCTTCGCAACGTCAGCCTCGACCTTATACTTGAGGTCGCGCAATATCCAGACTAGGCGCTGAGACAGATACTTGATGGTGGCCGGGTCATAGGACAGCGCCTCCCGCGAAGGGCTGATTGCCACGCTGCCCATCGGCACCCGGATCGCCAACCACACAGACCCCATCACCTTCTTGACGGCAGGCGGCAGGTCAGGAAGCGAGTTGAAGTCCAGCCGGTAGGGCACGTTGCCCATCACGACAGTCGCATCTGACGCCATGTTCCGCGCCGCCCATGACGGGCCGCCATCCACCTCATGCTCCGACTCGAAGTCAGACACGGTGTTGACGAACTTGTAAGAGGACAGGTCGATGTTGCAGGCAGGCGCGGTCGGCCACCAGCGGAACAGCCTGCCCGCCTGCTCGTACCAGTCGGAGTAGCTGCCGCTGGTACGAGTGAGGGGGACACGCACCTCGATGCCGCTGTCCGTGCCGCACCCCTCGGTGCTGACATGGTTGACGCGGGGCAACCCGTCCTGTTTGTAGCAGACGTAGGTCCGCTTCTGCCCCTCATGCCATGAGGTGACGGTGAACTGATCGGCCACAGCGAAGGGGGACTTAGAGCCGAGACCGAAGCCGCCGATCTGCGTGTTGTCCCGATCCTTAGTCGAGCGGAAGTAGGTGGTGTACAGGGACAGCACATCGTCATGGGATAGGCCCGGCCCCCGATCACGGACATAGAACACCGGGTCCACATAGGTGGGCAGATGCACCCTGATCGCAGAGACGGGGGCGCCGACCATCGTGTGTGCATCGACCGCATTGCAGGTGATCTCGCGGATCACGGCCAGCGTCTTGTTCTGATACAGGTTGGAGGACAGGATTTCGAAGGCCTTGCTGCTGGCCGCAATGGAGAATGCGCCGCCGCTGCCAAGGCCCCCGGCCTCTACAGTCTCATGTTCACGCATCATAAGCATTGGATCAGTCCTTCTTCGCTCGGGTGTTGTGGACGAAGTTGTGTGCTGACTTCATAGAGGACGCGACCCTGACCAGATCCCACCGGACAGGCGTCACGCCATAGACAGGTGCCCATACTTTTACGGTGCCGTCAAGCTGCCTGACCAGACGACAGCCCAGATACGTCTTGCTCATGCGGATGCCCGGCTTCAATGCAGGACGGACGTGCGGGCTTCCACCATCGACAACGCAATCCATTCAAGTGTCTCCTCATACATAGGCCGGTACAAATCTTGGAAGCGGCGCAGTTGTTCATCGTTCAGCACCATGCCATCCACCACGGCGCTGACCAGCGTCACCTGATCAAGCATGGCCAGGCCTTCCTCATCCCCGTGCCACTCCCGCCACACCGCTATCGCTGTGCCCGCCACGTCGTGTTCGGTGCCATCGTGCAGGCGTAGCGGGAACGACACATGGAAAGCTGTTTGTGTCATCTGATCCTCCTATCCAATGAGCCATAGCTTGCGGCCCCACCTGATGTAACGCCAGCCGAGTGCGCCCCGGTAGAAGCGCGGCAGGATATAGAAGGGCCGCTTCGCCATGTCACCCGACCTTCCGGAAGTAGTCGGCGTACTTGCCGGTCGCCTTGAGCATGCCCCGTTCGTTGATGCTGAAGCTCACAAACTTGGCAGGCATGTCGGCACGGGGGATGCGCCCCTGCCACACCCCGTTCTCGTTGGTCAGGCGGAAGTCGATGGTCCGCACGCCCTTGTCGAGATCGCGCAGATCAAACACCCATCCCTCATAGCCGGGGCTGATCTCATGGCTCCAATCCGAAACCATGCTGGCGATCCGCTTGCCCTTGACCACCTGATAGGAGGCGGAGAAGGGGCGGTTGTACTTGTAGCTGACAATGCGCGCGACTGTTTGCGTACCCATGATCGCTCTCCTTGCCTATGCGTTAGGCGTTCTGCCCCTCGGGGCGGTTGAATGAAAGACCCGGCAGCACGCTGTCGTCAAGCCCAAATGCGGTAGCTACCAGCGAAAGCTCCCACCTCATCCGCTTGTCGTCAGCCCAATTATCCACAAGGTCATGCACCATCTGCAAGCTATTCAGCAGGACAACTTCATCGTCCATCCATTTCGGGAGGCGGAAGTCAGGCGCACCGCTGATGTCCGGATCGAATAGGCCCGGAGCGGAGCAGCCTTCCATGCGCGGATCATAGGCATCGTCGGGGATGAGAATGCCGACCGCACACTTGGTCCCGCCCGGCCCACGATATCGGCAATCAAAGCCCGCACCCTCAGACTCGGGGTCATCGTCCAGTTGAATACCGGCACGGTGTCCCTGCGTGAACAGGTGGCGGGCCACGGTGTCGAAGATTTCTTGCGGCGTCATGGCTTAGGCTCCCACATGGTTAGGGGGCAGGGCATTGAAGGCCTCTTCCTCGGCGCGGAGGACATCGAGGTAGGCAGCGAAGTCGAGGCGGGCATGGTGGCCCTGCGATGCGATGAAGTTGAGGGTGACGAGCAGCATGGCGGAGGTGTCCCACCCTAGCTCGTCAGCTACCTGTTGTAGTGCCCACTGTGGATCACGTTCCATGGTTGCGTTCCTTCTATGAAAGGTTGATTTCCAACGTGACTTCGTATACTATGTGATGGCTGATAGTCTGCCACCCGTCTGTGCTTCTAGCTGGGCGGGGTTTCGTGTGTCAAGTCCCTTGCTCACCCGATTGTCACCGCCCATTCTCACCCAGAAAACCCAATGAAATCAAGGACTTGCTGCCGATCGGTGAGCAAGTGAAGAAGGTGAGCACCCCCTTTTCTTCTGTGAGAAAGAAAAGAATATAGAAAAGGTTGGACGCGTCGCTCTCACTCTCACCCCCGGCAGAAAATCCAATGATTACAACGCCTTAGCTGGTGACAATGCCGGTGACATATCCTCCCGCATCACCTTATCCGCCAGCGCATCCGCCGCCGCAGCCTTCCGCCGCAGCCTCGATATCTGCACCGCCACGCCCCGGCCTTCGCCCTGCCCATACAGCATGTCGGCTTCCCACCTTGCACGGTCGGCCTCGATCCTGAGCAGCCGCACCTTCTCGGCGGGCGACTTCACCTTATACTTCGTGTGAAGGGGCGACACCATGATATACAGCAGCGTCATAACACCTGTCCTCCGATCAGCCCCATTGCGAGGCCATTGCGTCCGCGATCCCCTGATAGGTGCGGCTCCGTTCCTTCCACCGATCCGGGCCGGGCGACATCTTGTGGATGCGCGCCTCCCGACCATCAACAATTTGTGTCGGCACCAGCAAGGGCAGCCCCTTCAGCCAGAGGCAGGTGGCCTTCGTCTCCCCGTGCCCAAACTGCCAAGGCTGCACGATCTGATCCGGCTTGCGGATAGCGGTGCTGATCTTGCTGATGGGGTTCTCGATGGCGATGCGGGGGACTGGCGCAGCCATCAGGTCGCGCACAAAATCCAGCGCCTCGGCCTGCTCGCCCTGCTTGTCTTTCCACCAGCGGGCACCGGACACGGCGAGGTGGGTGCAGGGTGGATGGGCGATCATCAGGTCCCACCCTTGGCACAAGATATCATAGACGCTGCCCTGATAGTGGGGGCCGGGCTTCTCGGTCGGCAACAGGTCGCATGACATGGCGTCATGGCCTCGGGCGATGAAGGCATCACGCACGGTGCCGCTGTATTCGCAAGCTACCAGAACACGCATGGGCGTGTCTCCAATCTGAGGGTTGAAGGCTTACAGGTTTTTGGGGGCGGGCACAAGTCCCCCGTTGGGCAGTCGCACGCGAGGATCGCCAATCTCCCGCCGGATTTCACGGGCCAAGGCTTCAAGCGTGTCCTGCCATGCCGCGATCATGTCGGCATCGGTCCCGCTGTCACCCCAATGGCGGTCGAGTAGGCCCATCACGTCCTCGGCAGCAAGCATCGCGTCACCCACCGCCTCATAGGCGGCTTCATGTTTGTCGTGGTTGTCGCTCATGGTAGGGGCCTCCTTCACTTGATGGCGGCGCGAGCGTAGGCACCAAGGCGCGCGTCGTCAACACTCTCGGGCGCTCGTTTCACTAGCGTTTCGACTCCAAGGTGGCGGTAGACGAGGTGCCAGCGGGCGCGGGCGAAGCGTTGCGTGCGAGCAACAAAGGATTCGCCGGGTTGGGCGTCGCAGAAATGTGGCACGATGGCGCCGGATGGCGTGCGTCGGGTGCCCACATATTGCGCGAGCGTACCGTTGCCACGCCGGAACCATTGGCCAGGCTGGGCACAAGCGGGATCGAAGGCTGCCAGCGGCAGCGCGGTGCGAAACTGCATTGGAAGCGTCCTTTCTGCTACGTTGTCGAATGCACTAGCACTCGGGAGGCTAGGCGGCGGACCACCTAGCAACCGGAAGGCTAGAAGGCGCCGGTCAAGCGGACACGCCACATATATTTGTCCGTCATCTCGACTTCGAAACCGTGGCCGCGTTCGGTCAGGCCGCACACAATTTCCAGTAGCGTGCGGATTTCGTGGACGAGGATATCGCGTTGCATGGCAGGGGTTTCCTATGGGCGAGGGTGGATTAGTGGCGGGGATATGCGACTTCAGAGACGGCAGGGGACCAGCATGCGCGGCAATCGCCACACTTGCCGCCTTGCGTGTAGGCAGGGCACACATGCGCGCCGGGGCGAGGGGGCGCCTTGTCATACACGCTGGAAGTGAGAGGGAAGCGCGAGGATGGCGCCCCGTCGATTTTGGTTGCGGATACCCGGACCACTAGGTTGACCGGCATCTTGTGACCGGCGGCGCGGAATTCGGAGAGGATGGAAACCTCGCGCGTGGGTAGCCAATGGCGAAGCTCAGGGGTAGCGCGGGCGACCTCGCAGATGGCGACAAGATGCGAAACGGATTGGAGGTCGCCAGCGTCGTGCCAGCGATGCCAGCCCGGATCGGTCACGCTTGTGTGAACCTTGCCGCCATCCAAGCCATGCGCCTTGCGAAGCATGGACACAATGGCGGGGACCCAACGCGGGCTTTCAATAGCTGCAAGGCGCGTGGCTTGTGCCTTCTTGACGGAAGGGTATTGATAATTAGCCTTTAGGGCGTAGCAGTCGGAGCAAACCGTGTCAGGGACGGCGTGCAGCTTGGCACCCGTGATGCAGGCTTGCGCGGGGAGGCCATAAGCGGTCCCCGGCATCTTGGAAGGGAAGCCAAGGGAACCGGCAATTTCTGCGGCAGCCTTGGCAGTCATGATATGGGACATAGGGCGGAGCCTTATGCTAGGTTGCGGGCGAATGGACTACCATTCGGGGAACCGGGGAGCAAGCCCCCCGGAAGCCGGAATGTTAGGCGGCGAGACGGGCGCCCCAGAACTCTTTGGCTTCGTTCCATGTGGAGTGCAGAAGCAAAGCGCTATCAACTTCATCCTTCCAATCGGTTGCGGAAGGATGCTTAGGGTTGATGGCAAGTAAGGCGCGGAAGGTTTCCGCAACAGCTTGATAGCCTTCTGCCTTTAGGGTTGCCTTGTGATGATGTGCCCGCGCTTCTGACACGTTCGGTAGGGCGTAATCTGCAACCACCACATTGAAGCGAAGCGTGGCGGCGGCAGAGGCGAGGGAGGCGATATCGACTCGGGACATAGGGCGGAACCTTCTATGCTGGGGCGGGGCGGAGGTGCCTCGCCGGTGGAAACGTTTTGCCCCGTTTTGCTGGCAGGCGAAAGTGCCAGTTTTGCATGGCAGCTATGCGGGGGGCGCGGGGCTCCGGGGCGGGCGCGGGTGCGTGGCGCGGGGCGTGCGTGTGCGCGCGCGAGCTATTCTTGTACGCGGGGGAATGGGAATAAATGTAGTGTCTATAGGCATGGTTACCTACTAGATGTAGTAGCCAGGCATTCTGTCCTATTTGCCAGGCATATCGTCCTAAGCAGGGGGGTCCACAGCTCATAGAAGGACCGGATCGGACCCATTGGCCTAGCAGAACATTGGGCTTGTAGCATGTTGGGCTCGCGTCACGTTAGCCAACCGGATCAGAACGAAACCGGCTCGTTGGGAAGAAAGAACAATATGCCCCCGGCTTGTCCTGCCAGCAAACCCTTCCGCCAGCCAATCATTCTGGTAGCCGATCGGTCTGGCGCCGGTTCATGCTGACTGCGGCACGGTGCGGAGCTGGTTCATTCCGCCAGGCGACCGTATACTGTATGTTGGATTCTGTAGGGGGTAGGCCCTAGGGGGGATGGAAAATGTGGCCGGGTGTGTTGTGTGGTCAGAATACCCCTCCCAGATTCGCGCGTATTTTTCGAGTTTGTCACATTTCTGCCATAAAGCGCGGGCCTTCCACCCCCCACCCCATGTCAACCAATAACTTATTTCGCATTCGTAACGATCCCTAACCCCTTGCCAACTGCCCCACCCAAATGTCACTTGCCTTACATTGCGCTACGCGCTATGAAAGGATAACCTGCCAAACCTACACCCCTTCGGCGGTGAGGGTCTTGGAGGAAGCTCACTGGGAAGCTCACCGTGGAAAGCCTTATATATCAAGGGCGTAAGCCCAAAAGTGAGGGAGTGAGAAAGGTGAGGGACACCTCTTTTTCTTTGAGAAAGAAAGAATATATAATATATAGAAAAAGGTTGGAAGCGTCGCTCACTCGCTCACTTCCTCACCAAATCCAATGATATCAATGACTTAGCTGCCGCCGGGGAGGAGAGGATCGCGCTAGGAAACTCTCTCCACTTCCTCACCCACGCTACAGGAATTTGGGTGTTCTTCTGGAAAGTAGACTACACATTACGATAAGTCTAGCTGGAATACAACTGTGGTAAATTTGTCACACCCTCCGCGCCCAGCGGGTCCCTCGCGTAGCGCCCTTGACTATAGGGAGTCCGCATCCTATGTCTGTCCTCCGCTCGTAAGACCCCGTGAATTGGGGCGGATAACGGGGGATAAGGATTGGCTGCGTCGGTCGGCGGCCCCCACTTCAGAAGGAGAAGGCAGTGGAAGTAACCTACCTAGACCACATGGGCAGCGACCTGTCGGTCGTAAATGCGGCCCGCGTCTCGTTCGGGAAGAAGGTGCAGGAGTTCCGGCCTGAGAAGGATGGTCGCCTGCTGCGCTACCTCGCCAAGCACAAGCATGAACTGCCGTTCGCCCACCCCCATGTTAGCTTTCACTTCAAGGCTCCTATCTTTGTGGCCCGACAGCTTGCCAAGCACCAGGTGGGTTTCGTGTGGTCGGAGATCAGCCGCCGCTACGTCAAGGACACGCCGGAACTGTACTGGCCCCAGCAGTGGCGCAAGGGCTCCGAAGATATCAAGCAGGGCAGCACCGACGAGCAGTGGGATGATAAATATAGCGTCACTGAGCGGGTCGATATTGCTGCCCGGTCGCTGGTGTGGGACTACAAGCGCATGGTGGCGGAAGGCTGCTGCGCGGAGCAGGCCCGTATGATCCTGCCCCAGAACATGTACACGGAGTGGGTCTGGACCGGTAGTCTGCTGGGGTGGGCTAGGGTATGGGGTCTGCGGGTCAAGCCGGATGCCCAGCGCGAGACGCGCGAGATCGTGGAGAAGATCGGGCCGAAGATGGCAGAATTGTTTCCGTTTTCATGGGAGGCACTGACTGATGTCAAGTGATGTCGCACCGCTGGTAGTAACGCTGTTCAGGAGGGGCTTCAGTCCAGATGGAGTTGTCTATATTTTGAGACTGCTGGCAGCGGAGCATGAAGAAGGATCTGATCGGCGGCGTGACTTAGAGCTTGCAGCCGAAGGTCTTCGAGAGTAGGGAAGGGGCGACCGGCGCCGCCTAGACTTTTAGCGCCGGGTTTGGTATAGTGATAGTTCACCCCAAGAGGAGCTATTGATGCGTAATTATGAAGATGCGCCGACCCCGTCTGCGCGTGCGGCCACCATTATTCGGCGCACCTATGCCCGTCCGACTGAGGGCGGCTTCGAGTCGTGGGAAGATATTGTTGGGCGCGTCGTAGGCCATCAGCGTTGGCTGTGGCAGCGGGCTCTGGGCGACAAGCCGCTGACGGCCATGCAGGAAGGGGAACTGGAGGAACTGCGCGAAGTCCTGCTGAAGCGGGAAGGCTCCGTGTCCGGTCGCACCCTGTGGCTGGGTGGTACGGCGGTGGCCAAGAAGCGCGAAGCCTCCATGTTCAACTGCGCCTTCACGAAGGTCGAGACGGTCCACGATGTGGTGGATGCGTTCTGGCTGCTGCTTCAGGGTTGTGGCGTCGGCTTCGAGCCTGTGGTGGGTACGCTGAACGGCTTTACGCAGCCCATGGAGATCGAACTGATTCGTAGCCAGCGGGCCAAGCTGGAGCAGAAGAAGGGTCGCGAAACCAATGTCGAGACGTTCACGCAGGAGAACGGGAAGACGGTTTGGACTATTAGTATTGGCGACAGCGCAGAAGCCTGGGCCAAATCGGTGGGTAAGGTGCTGGCTGGCAAGCGGAAGGCTGATGTGCTTCGACTTGACTTCGGGCAGATTCGTCCAGCCGGGGAGCGTCTTGCTGGGTACGGCTGGATTTCGAGCGGCGACGAGACTTTTGCTCCCGCGCTTGAGAGGATCGCGCAACTTCTTAACGCGCGTGCCGGTCAGCTTCTTACCCGCATCGACATCCTCGATCTTCTTAACCACCTCGGCACCACCCTCTCCTCACGACGTTCGGCGGAGATTGCACTGGTTCCGTTTGGCGACCCGGAATGGGTGGACTTTGCCAAGGCGAAGAAGGACTTCTGGGTCCATAACAACTTCCATCGCCAGCAGAGCAACAATTCGGTGATGTTCAAGTCGCATCCTACGCATGCGGACATCACTCAGCTTTTTGATCTGATGCAGGAAGCGGGCGGCTCTGAGCCCGGCTTCATCAATATGGTGGAAGGTAAGCGTCGGGCTCCGTGGATCTCGGGTGTCAACCCGTGTGCGGAGATCCTGCTTCCGAACAAGGGCTTCTGCAACCTTGTGGAAATCAATCTGAGCCGCTTCAATGATGCTAGCTTGGTTCGGCTGTTCAGGACTGCGGAACTGCTGGCTCGCGCCAACTACCGCCAGACTTGTGTTAATCTGGTGGACGGGGTGCTTCAGCGGGCATGGCATGAGAACAACGAGTTCCTGCGTCTGTGCGGCGTGGGTGTGACGGGCGTGGCCGAATGGAACTTCGGTGACAATCCGAGGGCTTGGGCCGCTCTGAAGTCGGTTGTTAAGGATGCTGCGTATGGTATGGCCGACGAACTGGGCCTGCCGCGTCCCAAGGCGGTCACTACTGTCAAGCCGTCGGGCACCCTGTCTAAGATTATGGATACGACTGAGGGTGTGCATAAGCCGCTGGGCAAGTACATCTTCAACAATGTGCGGTTCAGCAAGCATGATCCGTATGTGGAGAAGCTGATTGCCGCGAACTATCGGGTGTTTCAGGACCCGTCCAGCCCGGATGCGGTGCTGGTGACGTTCCCGGTGGCCTACGAGAACGTCAAGTTCGACGTTGTTGACGGCAAGCACGTCAATCTGGAGACCGCCCAGGCCCAGCTTGATCGCTACAAGCTGCTGATGGACCACTAT